CCACGCGCACCGATAGTACCCATGAGAGACGCAGTTAGTGTCGCGTCATCTATAAAATCGCGTTGCTTCAATATGTTGTTCGCTTTCTCACCACTACGTGGTGTGAAACACGCTATACGTGACGGGTCACGCGGGTCATTGATATACGGATTCTCGTTGGGAGAGTTATAGTCTTGAAAGCTGTGGAAAAGTTGTGGAGTATCCTTGTACCACGCTAACAATGCCGATTCAAAGTTGTGTTCGATACCATACTCAATCGCTTCCATGTTGTCTGATTTGCGCATTGTCACAGTTGTTATGCGGTTGCGTATGTGTGCCGGTAACAAGTCGCCCAAACCCTCTACGGCAAGGTTAGTTGTGGCGAACACAAAAGAATCCTCGTGCAGTTTCTTACCGAACAGACTGCGCTCTAGTATGAGTTGTGCCAACGCGTTTTTAACACTCGGCAAACACTTACCAAACTCGTCAATCATCAGGATGACGGGTTTACCCAAATGCAGTCCTAGTTCCTCGTTGGTTGCGTAGCGCACCACGCCGTCCTCACCGATACTTGCGAACATGGGTATAGCCATGTCGCCCACGTCCTTGGTAGTACCGTCAAAGTAAATCGGTAAATGGTCGGGGAACATCTTGGCAAGTACCCATAGGATTGCGGTCTTGCCGATACCCATCTCACCCTGTACCAGTACGGTGTTGAATTTGCCAATGGTTGCGATTAGTTGTGCGCACTGTTTGATAGATAGTGCATAGTTTACGGCTTGTGTGTATGACATGATTTGTCCTCCTTCGGACTGTTGTGTTGCGTTGTGTTGCGTTGTGTTTTGTTAAGTTTACTATAGTTTAGTTTCAAATGCACGTCCTTGTGCTACCATGAAAACGTGTTTCAGAATCCAAGTGTTGGTATCTTGGCTATCATCTGGTCAATCTCGGCCTTGGTTTTGATACGCGCACCCTCGTTTGTCTTTAGTCCCTCGGTAGTCTGCCCACGCAATGCGTTCTGAAACTGAATCCGCATCGCCTCTACCTCCGGGTTTTGTGTGACGTTGCAGTCCTTAAGCAAACGCAATACCTGTTGTGCCGTCTCAATCATTGTGTTGTGGAATCCGGGCAGTTTGCCGTTGTCCTTTTCTGTCAGGTTTGTAGACATGCGTTGCAGTAAATCCAGCAGACGTTTACACACAAGTTCCTGCATGATGTTGTTGGTTTGCTTTGTCGCGTTGTCAGTAAACTCGTCTACCAATACCTGTTGGCTCTGCCTGTGTATGCTCTCAATCGGATGACTAGACGGCAGTTCTGTCCACGTCACGCGCATACCTATCTTGCGTTCCAGTTCCGCTACACTCGGATACAGTGACGGGTCAAACAAGTCACCCAAACCTTCGGCATCTAGCTGTGCCTGTGTCACACCCCTTGGGTACGCGTCTAGGAAAGCCTGTTTAGCAACACCGTTGTATTCCGTCTGGATAGACTCCAGTGCGTTTTTACACTCAATGATGCTGTTGTTACCTATGAAGTCCTGATTATGTCCAAACGTCACGCCATACTGTTCGGGCACGGCGTACGCCATGCGCTTCAGTTCACCCAATCTGTCCAGTTCCGGCATGTCCAGTAGTTTCTTGTACGTGCTTACCCGTTTCTCGTTGGCGTTGTTCATCTGTGCCGTCTGTCTGGTTGCCTGTTTGTCCTTGCGTCTAAACTCCGGCAGAGACACGTTTACAGACACGCACACCCCGTAGTCCCCTATGGGTTTCAGTTCCGGCCTTGTCAGGTTTAGTTCCGGTGCATTGAAGTCAATGGTTGCTACATTAGTCATGGTCTTTCTCCAGTTTAGTTATGGTTGGTTTTGTTGCATTATGCTCTGTTTGTTTCTGTTGTTCAAGTTTCTCTAATGTGTCCATAGTGGATAGCAGTATTGCTTTGCGTACCGGGTCTGCCATCACACCACGCGCCCACTCCCTGAATTCCTCAATCGTCATTTTCATCGTTCTCTCCTTCGTAGTTGATTTTAATTTCCAGTTGAAAGTAGTCGTGTTCGGCAGAAGTTTCCTCGGCTATTTGCCCCACATACGATGCCCACTCGTCGGCCACGTGAGGGGGAATATGGAGAAAATGTGTGCCCACGCTTTTCATAACATTACGATTTGGCTCATACCCATATACTGCTACCTGTACTGAATTTACTTTTTTATCTTTCTTCATCGTTATTCTCCGTTATTGGTTCATGGTTTTTTATGTCGTTTAGTGCCATCTCAAGCACCGCTATAAGTTCCTCTTTGGTTTCCCCTGTAAGTTCCACCATGTCGGTGTGTCCCATAGGTTTGCCGTCATCGTCCACGTATACTTCGACAATCCCGTACGTGTCCTCACAAAGTTCCTTTGCACAGTAATACCATTTCATTGCCGTACCTCCCGTTGTTCGCGTATCAAACTAGCTACCTGTACACGTTTCTCAGGGGTCAATTCCTGTAAATCAAACCAGTCAGGGTGCGTGTAATTTATTGTCTCGTATTTGTCGGCTACTTCGTTCAAGAACGCTATTAACTCATCTTTCCAATCGTCCACGGTTTTTCCTCCGGTAAAAATTTGGTTAATACGTCTGGGTTCACGTACCACAGAAGTTCCTCGACAGTAGTCCAATCGTTGTTAGCTACGTCCTCCTTCATTTGGTCAATTACGCCGTCTATTAAAATTTGTTTATCGTTGTTTGATATTACTCTCGCCACTTTCATGGTTATGTCCTTTTTGGGTTGTATGTTTTAAGTATTGCCGGGTCTGTCACCAGCACGTAGTTGCTCTTGTTACTGCCCGGTGCCACGCACCATGCGCTTCGCGCTTCGGTAGCTTGGATGTCGCCACATGACAGGCACGTGTCTTTGCCAGCCAATGTTTTCCGCGCTAGTGGGTACAGGTCGCCACACAATGCGCACTCTGCTGTGAGTCTGTCTTTAATGTTTCCCATGTTTATACCTCCTCTATTTCCGCTTCGGTTACATGGTAGCCGTAGTTGTCTGCCCAGCTTCGCTGTGCTTTGGTCATACCCTTCCAGTTATTTACCCAGTAACCACCATCGGGCAGGTTATGGGCACGAGTTACCGGCGTACCTTTTGGGATTTTTGCCAGTGCGCCGTATGGCATTGAGTTGTAGTCAATCTTGTATTTGGTTACTTTCATGGTTTGTCTCCGTTCTTTTTGGTTTGTTTATATTCTTGATACAACAAGCTGGTCAGATTCGTGAATGTCTGAAAGGTGAAGCGTACCTGTGTATGTCTCTATTGTATCCACGCCTTTTAGTGCCAGCCTGTAATACACTTCAGGGGTCAGCACGGTGCCAATCGGCGCGATAACTTCCATATCACTATCGCACACAGGGATTTTAACTATTTCATATTTCATGTTTACTCTCCTATCAAAGTTTCGATTACTTCGTTCAGTTTATAGTCGATTATGTCGTGTTTCTTGTGTGTGTTCGGGTCACGGCTAAGTGCCACTCTCGCATCTCTTACGCACTCAAGTGCCCTCGCCATTTTTTTCTCTAACTCGTGCATTGCCTGTTCATGAGCGTACTTTGTGTGGACTAACTCATGCAGTAGCTTTGTTGCTTCATCGTCCATCGTTACTCTCCGTTGGTTGTTTGGTTTGTTATAAAATTTTTATAACAAATTTTTTGTTGCTGGTTGTGTTTTGCGTACACGTTTTTATAAATTATGGTAAATTGTCTCACAAAACGAGATATTATGTCAATAAAATGGGGTATACGAAATAAAAAATAATTTAACAAGGTGTTTTGGTATAAAAGAGCATTTGGCTGTCATTTTTTGGTTTTTAGGGCGATTTTTACGTGAGGTGTGTGCTGTAAGTTATTGATTGTTGGTTGGCGCGTGCGCGGATAAAAGTTGGTTGAAATTGTGGATACTTTGCGATACTTGTCGATTGTTCCAAATACTGTTGTCTTGTGACACGATGTGACACGCTTGTACCATTAAGTTTGCTTTGTAAGTTATTGATTGGAAAGGTTTGTGACGCTTGTGACAAATGTGACGTGGTTTTTTTCGGTTCCGGCTACAGCAAAAAGGGGGGCGGGCACGGACGTTTATATAAACGGTGAGATTTATACATTGTTTTTAGGATTTGAAAAAACGCGTGTCACAAGCGTCACATTTGTCACATTTATTTTTTATTATGTTTTATTTATTTTTATATTACTTTTACTTTACTTTTCTAACTTAGTTTACCAATTCCCACTAAACCAAAAATATCTATACCAATATCACAATCTACAATACCGAACAAAACAGCAATGTGACACTCGGTTTGTCACATCGTGTCACAAAGTGGCATGGCTTTTCAGTTTCGTTTAGTTTTGCTTTGTTTTGCTCGCACACATGAATTTGTTATAAAATTTTTATAACAAAGCGAGGTACTTAATGCACCCCGCCTCATGCACCCCGCCCCTAAGTAACTGGTATCTGACGCGCCCCGCCTCATGCGCCTCGCCTCTAAGTAACTGGTTTCGCGAGGCGAAAAAAAACCCGGTGCCTTTCGGCACCGGGTTCGTTGAGGATTAGGCGGTCTTGGATAGTTCCTCCTTGAGTTCCTTCGCCAGCCCGATTACTTTGAGCGTGTCGTAGGGTTTATCCTTCGTATTGTTGCGTAAAGAGGCAACACGTTTATCCAATTCAGCAATCCATGCCTGTTCCGGCGTCTTCTTGCCAGTGTTGCCCCCTTCCGGCTTTTCTGCCCTATTAATTATGGCATTGCGTATTGCCGCCACATAGGCACCGACTTTCTGCATGCTCTCGCGGCGGATTTCCTTTTCAGCCTTACTGAGCGCATCGACTTCCGCCTTTGCGGTCTTGGCTATGAGAGCCTGAATTTCCACCGGAAAACCCTTTACGACTGCGGCTTTCAATGCATCGTAAAAAGTGCGGTCTTCGTTCTTACCCGGTGCGCTGTACAGCTTCGGGTTACCGTAACCCTGCGCAATTAGGGTATCGGTCAGTTTCACTTTCTGGCCGTCTGATGTTAGCTGACCAGATACCCAAGTTGTAACGGAAGTAGTGGCTACTTTGTTCAATTTCATGGTTTAACTCCAATTTAAGAATACCCTTTGCCGGGTCGGCGGGTCAGTGCGTTGTTGCCCTGACTTGGAACTAATTAGACCATATATAAACGCGTATTGCAAGGTTTTTTTTAGTTTTTTGCAGTCTTTTTCGTTTTTGTTATAAAAATTTTATAACAGCCGCGCCGCTCTCACGCCTGTGACCTAGTGCGCCGCGCCCCTCGAACCGCTCAGGCGGCCCGCCGCTAGAGAACTGGTATCAACCCCACTTCCGTGTGGGGTCGGGTTGGTTACTTGGTGTGGTAGAAACCTAGGAATACTGCGCCTTCTACTTGTGGTTGGTAAAACTCAATTTCGTATGGAGTGTCCTCCGGTACTGGCACGAACCATAGTGTGTGCATAAATTGGTGGTTATCTTCCTTTCGGATTCTGTTCAACACTTCTTCCGGGTCGGTTCCTGTTACCCATGTCGCTAGTGAAGACGCATAAAAGTGACCGGGTTTGAATTTGTTTTGCTCAAAATAAAATTTACCTTTCTTCATGGTTATTTCCTCTTAGGTTGGTGGGCCATCCTTGGCCCGGTTAGTGTTAGTGACCAGCGTCTATCAGTTGCTGGGCCAATTCCTGAGCTTGCTGGAACGATTCGTTATCCTCTTCGTCTATTCCGTATTCAATCAACAGTTCCATAAATTTAATCCTACTAAATAACAACTTCTGAGCTAATGTTGGTTCCTTTTTCTCTTCTTTCATGGTTATTTCCTCTTAGGTTAGTGGGCCATCCTTGGCCCGGGTTAATTTTAGACCGGCCCCATCAGCCAGCTTGCGTCTTCCAGTTCGCTTACCAGCCCGTCGAAGTCCTCATTAGGGCCAAGTAAGTCCGCTACCATTTTCACGAATGCAAAATCCAATCCGTACATATCTGCCAAGTCATTCAAATAATCTTCACGAGTATCGAATCCGTTTTGCTGGTAGATATTGTGTTTCGCTTCTTTCATGTTTATTTCCTCTTTACTGTCCTGAGCCAATCTCAGAACATGGGTATATTAGACCATAACCAGACTGTATTGTCAAGTATTATTTAGTTTTATGCAGTTTATTTTAGTATTTTGACCTGCCTTCACCCCACCCGGGGGGTATCCCCCGCTTTGTGAGCTTGGTTCCATCCGCGTGTATGTAATATAGATTTGTACGAATAAATACCAAATTTCCTGAGTTCGACCCCACCCCCCCTCATATACAGAAACCCCCCCGTCAGGAGTCCCAACTACTTGTTTCCTTTTTATTTTTTGCTATATACTTCAGTTTCCGGCTTTACAGCTTGCAAAGGTGTCTGTGTAATGACTTTAGCGCTTGTCCCAGAATACGGCGTAGAAATACCCGAAGACATAAAGTACATGGATTTACGAGAAAGAGCAGAAGCGGCTTGCAATACTGCGCTTATGCTTGGCGAACACGGTCTTAATATCGAACCAAACGACGAAGATAACGATATTGCCGCTACATTACTGGCTGCTTACGCAGAAGACATGGAGGGAACGTCCCAGAAAGTTACCGAGCACCGCACCGCCCAACTAACCCCCGCCTCACTGATTCAGACAAACGCGATTCTGAAAGAATTTGGGCAACTCGTTGCCGTACACGCCGCTGAAATCCGTAACACAGTAACTAATAAACTCATTCTGGAGACAGAAAATCCTGACGCACGGGTCAGAATTCGCGCTTTGGAACTACTGGGCAAGATGACAGACGTAGGATTGTTTACAGAACGCAAGGAAATTACCGTAACCCACCAAAATGCTGACGAACTACGTGAAAAACTCCGCGAAAAGCTGGAAGTTTTAAAGAAAAGCAAAGATGGTGTCTACGAAATAACCAAAACTGACACGTAAATGCCTGCTACCGCTAAGAAAAAACGCAAAAGTGTCGCAGAGCGGCCCATGCGCCCTAAGAAAACCCCCGACCACAACGCCGAACCCCCCAAAAACCAGCCAAATTCCGTGGAATTTACGCAGGAGGAGATAGATTTCCTGCTGAATAACCTAGACGAGTACAGCCTAGAGGAACAAAACGAGATATACCGCATCGTTGAGGAGCTTGAGGTACGCAAACGGGCGGAAGCGGCGCATAAAGACCTGATTGATTTCTGCTGTTTGATGCAGCCGGACTACAAAGTGGGCAAACACCACAGGATACTGGCTAATCTGCTGATGGAGATAGAACGGGGCAAGAAGTACGACAAGCGTGGGGACGAGGTAGAGGACAGCGGGAAAGACAGGATATGCGTAAACATCCCCCCACGTCATGGCAAATCGCAACTTGTCTCTATCTACTTCCCGGCGTGGTTTCTGGGTAGGAACCCGGATAAAAAAGTGATGATGGTGTCCCATACCACCGACCTTGCCGTGGATTTTGGTAGGAAAGTCAGGAACTTAATCTCAACACCGGCCTACCAGTCCGTTTTCCCTAATGTACAGCTTGCCATAGACTCTAAATCAGCGGGACGGTGGAATACTAATCAGGGGGGTGAATACTACGCCTGTGGTATCGGTAGCTCCATTGCGGGCCGTGGTGCTCATTTGTTGCTTGTAGACGACCCACATTCCGAGCAGGACGTGCTAAACGGCAATTTTGATGTTTTTGATAAGGCGTACGAATGGTTCACATACGGCGCTAGAACGCGTCTGATGCCCGGTGGGCGTGTGGCTATTATCCAGACTAGGTGGCATTTGGACGATTTGACAGGCCGAGTGACCCGTGATATGGCCCAGAACTCAATGGCTGACCAGTACGAAGTGGTCGAATTTCCAGCGATATTGGAGGTTGAAAGCAAGAAGCAAGAGGGGAAAATCATTGAAAAACCCCTGTGGCCCGAGTTCTTTAACCTAGATGCGTTGTACAGAACCAAAGCCTCAATGCCGCTATTCCAGTGGAATGCGCAGTACCAACAGCAACCGACCGCCGAAGAAGCCGCGCTGGTTAAGCGTGAGTGGTGGATGGATTGGGACAAGGTAGACCCGCCCAAGTGTGAGTACGTCATCATGTCGCTGGACGCCGCCGCAGAAAAACACAACCGTGCTGACTTCACCGCGCTCACTACGTGGGGGGTATTTATGTACGACGGGGACTTCGTGGACGACGACGGCAAAACCATAGGCGTACCAAATACTTATAACATTATACTTTTGAACAGCGTCAAGACTCGTGTAGAATTCCCGGAATTGAAGCAGTTAGCGTTTGAAGCGTACAAAGAGTGGGAACCAGATGCGTTCATTGTGGAGAAGAAATCAAGTGGTACACCGCTGTATCAGGAACTTCGCAGGATGGGGCTTCTAGTGCAAGAGTTCACCCCGCACCGTGGCACTGGGGACAAGACTGCCCGACTCAATTCTGTAGCTGACATAGTGATGTCCGGTTTGTGTTGGGTTCCACGAACACGTTGGGCCGAAGAAGTAGTTGAGGAGATTGCGGGATTCCCGTTTATGGGCCATGATGACCTTGTTGACTCAACTGTAATGGCCCTGATGCGCTTCAGACAGGGTGGGTTTATCCGGTTGCCGAGCGACGAGCAGGAGCCAGAGCGGTACTTCAAACGCAGGAACGGCGGGTACTACTGATGCTGGATGCGGATTCGCGGAAATGGATACTTAAAAACTTATCGTTGTTTACTCCAGAAGTGGAAGAAATGGCAGCAACAAGATTAAGGATTTGTGAGATATGCCCGGAGCTAACACCGAAACTAAACAGATGTAAGAAATGTGGGTGTGTAATGCCCATCAAAGTGTTTTTTAAAAGTTCTTCATGCCCACTAAAGAAGTGGGAAGCAGAGAAATAATATGGCTATTGAACGAAGCGTATACCAAGCCCCCGAAGGTTTGGAAGATGAAATGATGGAAGGCTCCGAGATGGAGATAACCATCGTTGACCCAGAAATGGTGACTCTGGACGACGGCAGCGTAGAGATTACGTTAATGCCCGAGTCTGGCCTTGAAGACACTATGGGTGCGCCGTTCGATGCAAACTTAGCAGAATACCTAGAGGATAGGGAGTTAAGCATCCTATCTAATGATCTCCTTGGGCACGTTAGCGCTGATACAAATAGCCGCAAAGAGTGGGCTGATACTTTTGTGAAAGGCTTGGAAGTGCTCGGATTTAAGTATGAGGAACGGACAGAGCCGTGGGATGACGCTTGCGGTGTGTATAGTACCGTGCTGTCCGAAGCCGCCATACGTTTTCAAGCCGAGGCTATGAGTGAGACGTTCCCTGCTTCTGGCCCCGTCAAGACCAAAATTTTAGGCGAAGTAACACGCGAGAAGGAAGAAGCAGCAGAGCGTGTTCGTGCCGACATGAATTATGAGCTTACAGAGGTGATGGTGGAGTATCGTCCTGAGCACGAACGACTCCTCTATAGCCTCGGTCTTGCGGGGTCAGCTTTTAAGAAGGTTTACTACGATCCGAATTTAGGCCGTCAGGTTGCGGTGTATATCCCAGCCGAAGACGTTATTGTCCCGTACGGTGCGTCTAACATAGAAACAGCAGAACGTGTTACGCACGTTATGCGTAAGACTAAGAACGAGTTGACCAAGCTACAGGCTGCGGGCTTTTACCGTGACGTAGAACTTGGTGAGCCGCAGTCATTCTTTACTGATATAGAAGAAAAGAAAGCGGAAGAAGGTGGCTTTAGTCTAACCTCTGATGACCGCTACTGTATTTGTGAAGTACACGCAGACCTGATTATAGACGGCGTGGATGAGGAAGAAGGCGATGAGACTATGCAAATCGCCAAGCCTTACGTCGTAACTATTGAACAGGGCACTGGGGAAGTTCTTGCTATACGCCGTAACTGGAACCCCGATGACCCGTTGATGCTAAAGCGTCAACACTTTGTACACTATGTTTACGTACCGGGATTTGGTTTTTATGGTCTTGGTTTGATACACATCGTAGGGGGGTACGCTCGCGCTGGTACTTCCCTTATTCGCCAGCTTGTTGATGCTGGTACGTTGTCAAATCTACCGGGCGGTTTGAAGTCGCGTGGGCTTAGAGTTAAAGGTGATGACACACCGATTGGCCCCGGTGAGTTCCGTGATGTGGATGTGCCTAGTGGTTCCATCCGCGACAACATCATGCCGCTACCATATAAAGAGCCTTCCCAGACCCTACTGGCGTTGTTGAACCGTATTACTGAAGAAGGTCGTCGTCTGGGTGCAATCTCAGACATGAATATCAGTGATATGAGTGCCAACGCGCCAGTAGGGACTACTCTTGCTCTGCTGGAGCGCACACTCAAGCCGATGGCTGCGGTACAAGCTCGTGTTCATTACGCGATGAAACAGGAGTTCAAACTACTGCGGGCGATCATTGCTGAGTATGCACCAGAAGAATATGGGTATGTCCCCAACCGTGGTGAACCCCGTGCTAGGCAGATGGACTATGCGATTACTGATGTAATCCCTGTAAGCGACCCCAACAATACTACGTTGGCCCAGCGTGTGGTTCAGTACCAAGCCGTGTTGCAGATGGCGCAACAGGCACCGCAGATATACGACCTCCCCCAGCTACACCGCCAGATGATTGAAGTTCTTGGGGTAAAGAATGCTGAGAAACTTGTACCGACAAGCGATGACTTACCTCCGGTTGACCCGGTAAGTGAAAACATGAACGCGCTGGTTGGTAAGCCCATGAAGGCGTTTATCTACCAAGACCATCAGGCGCACATGGCTACTCACCAGTCATTCATGCAAGACCCACAGATTGCCGCGATGATTGGACAAAACCCAGCGGCCCAGCAGATTATGGGGTCACTGCAAGCGCATATAGCCGAGCACATGGCGTTTGAATATCGTCGCCAGATAGAAGAAAAACTGGGCGCTCCGCTGCCCGCGCCTAACGAGGAGCTACCGAAAGATATTGAAGTGCTTCTCGCTCAGACTATGGCACAGGCAGGTACGCAGTTGACGCAACAGAAACAGGCAGAAGCGGCGCAACAGGCAGCACAACAGCAAGCCCAAGACCCGGTAATCCAGATGCAGCAGCAAGAACTAGCTATTAAACAGGCTGAAATACAGCGCAAAGCACAGAAAGACCAAGCAGACGCGCAGATAGCAGCGGCTAAACTACAGCTTGAGGAGAAGAAAGCCAACACTAATATGTCTCTTGAAGCAAGCCGCATAGCCGCGCAGACAGACCAAGCCGATGCCAAACGGGACTTGGATGAAGCTAAAGCACTTATTGACTTAGTAAAAGCCCAGCAGGTGAACAGAGGTGGCTAAAAAAGCAGAACGCAATACCTATGAAATGATGCAGGAAGGCAAAGGCGTCAAAGGTACGTCTATTGGTGGTGGTGCGACTAAAAGAAGCACAATGAGCAAAGACCAGAAGCGTAATTACAAGAAGTACAAAGGCCAAGGTAGGTAGTTTTGTACGTTGAACCACAGAATAGAAAATGTAAAAACTGCGAAGCAGTAAAGCCGTTAGATGCGTTTGAACCACACCGTCGAGTATGCAGAGTCTGTAAGGATATAAAAGCTCGTATAAAGCGGTCTTCCACACCAGAAGGTTTTTTAGCTTCCTTATACACGCACGCTAAGTACACATACACAAACAGGAAACATAATAGAAGTCACCCGAACAAAACGGACTTTGCGATTACAAAACAAGATTTAATTGACTTGTGGTACAAACAGAACGGTAGGTGTGCAATATCTGGCGTTGTACTAACCCACCATAAAGATGGTGGTGGGCGAAAAGATTTCAACGCAAGTATAGACCGGATAATTCCACATGAAGCCTATACGCCGGAGAACATACAGCTAGTTGCTGGAAGAATTAACTTTATAAAACACGAGCTTTCGGAAGATTTATTACATTGGTGGGTACGCACAATATACGAACACCAAAAATTTGGGGAGAAACCTAGCGATAATGGCGAAGACAGTATTTGACGTATTGAAAGAAAAACTACAAGAGCAACAACGTTCTTGCGAAGAATCCTTGGTAGCTGGGTCAGCTAAAGACTATGCCCAGTACCGTGAGATTTGCGGGGTGATCCGAGGTCTAACCTCCGCAATACGAGAA